GTATACTTGGGGATAATGAACTCGAAGAAAAAAAAAAAATTAAAACTGTTACCATAACATTTATCAAAACCCAAAAAGAAATCATACGTGAAATTCAGGAAAAAATCAAGCTTCAAATAAATGAAAAAAACATTGCCGATGACGAGCATATAAAAAAACAAATACACGAACTAAACATAACAAATATAAGTAACAAATTTAACACTGTGTTTGAGGAGAATTTTCCAGAAAAAGAGAGCGACGTAAACTTGAACGCCGGACAAAATATTCTGAATTTATTATCCGCTGGCATTGAATCGCTTAGAAACGCATCGGCGAACACAAACATTATTGAGGAGGCTGAATTAATGTATGAAAGATTTAATAATAGTTTAACAACACATCGAACCAATCTCGACACCGCTGAAAAGGACACAAACGATTTTAAATTAAAAGTAACCAATAAACTTAAAGAACTTGACGTGGCCGAACTGGACGACGACACATACTTGGGGTCGTTTAACAAAAACCTACAAGAACTTCAAAAATTTCGGGATGAAGCTGTCGAACGAATAAATACTCAAAACGCAGTAAAAAATATATATGACCATGCCAAAGAAGATAGCAATCTTTATTCAATTGCAATAGATACTAAGTCGACAAAAATAAATAGCAGAGTGATTAATAAAAGAGCAGAAATACAAGCAGAGAAGAATGTGCAGGACAGAAAAAAACTTATCGATGACATGATCACAACTTCGCATGATACAATTGAACAAATAACAGAAAAAACCCCGGACCCAGTTACAATAAAGGATTTTAGTGATTTGGTCAAGAACATTAATAATGAATATGATGATAATTTTAAAGACGTAGTCCTTACCGTGGAGGAAACAAATAAAATCAATGTTCAAAAAGATGAGGATTTATCTATTCCAAACGCAAAATTGAACGCATTAATAGCTGAAAGACGATTATTAACTGAAAAAGCGGACGCTTTAAAAATAAATATAGAAACTCCAATACATTTTTATGATGAACCGAAAGAATATTTTACCGAGGAAATTCAACATATAACTCAAGAATATATTAATACCTTAAAAGAAATTAATAAGATTAGTGGCGAGGACATATATCCTGACATAAAAGACGCAGAAGCAAGTGTCCAATGGTTTCAGACCCAGCAAGGCAACTCAAGATTAACTACTATAAATGAGACCCTCGGTGTGGCAAAAGAAAAAAGCGATGAGTTAAAAAACACCGTGTTGACAATCCCGAATGATTATGTTAATTTTAAAGAAAATTTGAACTTGGCAAGAAAATCTTTAGAAAACGTAAAAACAGCTTTAAATGCTTACTATGAAACAAGTAAACAATACTTTCCAGAGTTTCGAAAAAACCCAGATATTATTAAGGTTGAAACGGGAATTAATGACTTTATTCAGGGTGAAGCTAGCTCATTAACAGATTTGGCGGCGGAAATGGAGGCCAAATCTGAAGCATTAATGACCTTACGTACAAATATAAATGTTATTTTACTAACCAAGAATAATGAAACAGAAGCTAAAAAAACACAATCGGCCACATCTTGCGAAGATTTAAACAATTACATAGGACATAAAAACTTGGATATAAAGGTTTTAACCAAAAAAGACGAAATTATTAAAGAGGATTATAAAAATGCAACAGATGCGTTTGATTCCGAACGAACCTTAATTACAGCCACGGCCAATGAGGATGAGAAGAGTGGTAAGCTCGATGTATTAAATAAAAACCAACAACAATTTATTAGCGATTATCAGTTAAATCGTAAAGAGGTTTATCTGAATCCAAACGTAAGAATAATGTATAAAAATCGTGATCTTCTTGACATTACAACAGAATTACATGAAATGTTTCAATCGGTTCCGATTGAAACAACATATATGGATATAGAGAAGGAAAAATCATCGGTTCTTCAAATAAATGACTTTATTGAAACCCTTGAGATTATAGTAGAAAATATTGGTGAAATATTGGGTCCGGAAAAGGAAAATCCTCATAGTGCTTTAGTAAACGAAAATAAAGTTCGACTAACAGATTTAGAGAATAAAATTAAAGAACGTGAAAAATTGTTATTCTCCGTACATAAAAAGTCTGTTAGTGCGTTAAAGGACGCCAAGATTCTCTCTGATTACTCAACTAAGAAGAGTCCTGCTGGTCAAAAACAAATGATACGTGAACGATACGCTTCGTTAGAAACCCTTGAATCTGTGTTGAAGAAACAAGACGATGTATTATCGGAAACCGACATCAGTTATCGAGATTTTGTTGAAACCACTACGGAGTGGGTCAAATACGAAAAAACTGAAATTTCTAGGCTTGAAAAACACTTTGCGAACGAACTCAGACTTGAAAATGTAAAACAAATAAATAGTCAAATTTTTACTGAACTCAAGCATAGCCAAGATACAAATACTATACAAAGTATAACATATACATTACTGGTTGTTAATGATTTATATGGTAATCTTATTAAAACCTGCACTTCAGACACTGAGTTTAAAAATATAAAAGACGCTCAAGCAAATACTAATATTAATTTAGAAACTCGTCTTGAAACTCTAACAACTGAAATTACAGAATTAACTGTCAAATCCCAAAAATATTCTGAACAGTTGGGAATATTTGAGGAGAGCCTTTCAACAGAAAAAGACCTCAATAAGGTTTTGGAAAACGCAACACAATTATTAGAAGAGACCAAAGAATATATAGTCATTATGGATAAAATTGCTGAAAAAAAGGGCATTGATAAAAGTGATATGTCATTTGTTTTAAATAATGTGTATGACTTTATTGAAAATTTGAATTTGGAGATTAAAACGGATAAATCTTATAAGGACCACGAAATATTTTTGGAAAAACTCGAATTACAATTTCTAAGTAAAGCTTCAATAGGAGAAGCGACTTTAAACACCCAAATAGCAAAAACGGAGGCTTCATCTCACATTACATTATTGGATAAATCTATTGATACACAAAGTGAATCAGAATCTATGAAGTCTTATAGTAGAGCACAAGAGTTAATTGGCCTGGTACATAACGCGACAGCCAACGAAATAGACCAATACAATAAGGTTGGAAGCAATATTGAGGGTCTTAACGTGTTCATACAAATTAATAAAGTGACATTATCAACAGACGTGTTTATTAAAGAACAAAATACAAAACTTGAAGAAATTTTAAAAAAAATTAAAACCAAAGAAACGTCAGAACTTTTAGAGGATACACGTTATTTAAATAGCCTACGTTTAAAAGCGGAACAAACCAAAGATGATGTAAATAGATTGACGGGCCAACTTTATGTCCTAAATGGTAAAATAAATTTCGAAACCGCAGGGGAATATATTTTTGTATTTCATGAAATGTTTTATGGTTTAATAGGTTTAGCCCGCGAGTCTCAAAAAGAATACGAGGGTCAATGTGTCACGGTAACTAATTTTTTAGAAAAATCTAAACACGACCTGGGTATAGACGTCGCAACTTATAGAGAGGAAGTTGGAAAATTTGTAACAGATACAAACAAGTTTTTAACAGACTTAGAGGTGTCTATGGACACACTGAAAACCAATTATAACAGTAAAAAAGACAAAGAGAAAATGAAAATTCAGTCAGATGGGATTGAATACTTTAGACGGGATTTGCGGGCCCTTCTGGTTAAAGTGGACGAAAAAATAGGGTTGGCAAACGCAAGTAATTTGTATAGTAACTTTGGCACTGACATTACCTTAGCGATTGAATATATTAAAATAATCAGAGATTTTTCAACTAAACAAGATTCTGTAAAAAACAAAGAAGATTTTGAGTTTCTGAACGAAATGCAAAACAAAATAGAACGATTGCTTGTAGACATGGATACGAAATCATTTCAAATTCTGTTAGATACGCAAAAGGAAAAAATTTTAAGAGATTCTGAAAAAGCAAAGATATTATCGGAATTAAATAAACTAAAATTACTTGAAGACGCAAAAAAATACGAAGAATATAGATTGAGACTAGCAGAATTAAAAAGGCTGGATGAAGAAGCCGCCGCCAGAATGAATAAACTACATAAGGAAAATGAAGAGGCCGTCAAACTTAAAAAAAAATTATTTGACGAAAGAACAAGAGAATCTTTTGGGAAAACCGGTTATGATTTTAATATTTTCATTAGTTTTATATCTAAAATATGTTTAATTTTGTACAATTTTTTGGTTAACAGGTCGAGGTATATAATAGGTGTTACAGACGTCTTGAGATATTTTGTTGATTTTTTTATTAAAAACTCTAAAAACCCAACCGCAATTTATGCCAACGCGATAATTTTGGTACAACAACTTGAGACCATTGGCGGCGGGTTTAGAGAACATGGTTATAGTGATATGATTTCTTATTTTATGATGGTGTTTGACAGTGCAATTGCGGTCAAACTTTTGTTTAAATTTATGATTATCGTTAAAAACAGTACAAGTTTTTCCCCTGCGTTGATACCACTCCCTCATCTACCGGACCCTAGATTGCCAACCGCACCGCCAATGGTGCTACAGGTACCAGCGAAACCACTGGATTGGGCCTCAATGAGAACGACCCTCCCCCCAGAAGTTCCCGCACTAAGTCTTTCACAAGCAGCCTCAGAAGAGCTTTCAGTTAATCCCCCAGGAATAATCAATAAACCAACCGCAGCACCGCAGCAAACAGCCCCGCAGCAAAGTCTTGGAATAACTAATACCGTAAACGGTTCCCCAGAAACAACAACAAACACAACAGCCGCCCTCCCGATAGTAGTCCCGAATGCTCAAGTCACTAATGAAGCCGCTTCAACAATTACAGGAAGAGTCCATGTACCCCCATTAACAACCCCAGTAACAGGTCTTTCAACCCCTGTACCAAAAACAGTCCCTGTAGCCTCCTCAACAACCCCAGTAACAGGTCTTTCAAGCGTAACCCCTATACCAGGAACAGGCCCTATACCAGGCCCATTTACAAATAATAACGCAATACAAGTTTTGCCAGATTGTAAAGAATATGATAAAATGTTTGAGGAAGAAGAAATACCGGTTTTTATGCAATCTGGAGGATTTAATGAATATACTAAAATGTTTGAGGAGGAAGAAGAAATACCGGTTTTTATGCAATCTGGAGGAGTTATTAAAGAAATATACTGGAAAGGCGGACCACAAGGTGGACCAGAACAACTCATGTATGAAAACGCGGAATCATTTAAGCCGAATACATACCATGGTTTTGAGGAAATATTTGACCCTAATTCTGGTAGAGTTATTGATTTGGATCGTCCGCTGGGTTTGTTTGAAAATATTGGTAGTCGTTGGGGAATTGATTTAACAGGCCAAGGTCAGGAAGGGGTTTCAGACTTTTATGCCAACCTCGGCCAACAAATTCCTATTGGGTCTTCTTTTGCTGAAAGTAATTTTGGGTCTGATTTTCTGAATATAGAATCAGAAGAACAAAAACAGGCTGCCGCCGATAATGCGAATGATGCTGCCGCAGATGAAACCGCAAAAGAACCCAAACGATGGCTCCGATATACAAGAGAAATAACCGCGGCAAACGCAAGAGACAAAAAAGACAAAAAAGAACATAAAGACGAGGAAGACCGAGCTAATAGAAAAAAACTATCATTCTCAAAAAAAGGGGACGATGAAGAAACCAAAGAATATCATAAAAAATGGGGTCATTTAAAAGGCGAAACCGATGAAGAATATGCCGCCAGGATGAAAGCCCGTGAACAAAAGGAAGATGATGATTATATTAAAAATTTAGAGGATGAAGATGCGGAACTAGCGAAACAAGCCGCGTACGAAACCTCATATGATTACATAATTGCGAGAAATGTACAATATTTTACGGATGAATACATACCAAATACATGGGTTGGAAAAAATCTATACACGCCAGTAGCCGATTTTTTTAAACCTTTTGTGCCAGAGAAGGGTTCATTGTATTATTCAAATGTTTCAGATAGCTTAAAAGTCTTAAAGGAGTACATTGCACCTCCTGATAAAATCAAGGTAGTTAAAAAAGATGTTGTGCGGATATATGATGTAGAATGGTCTGAAAGCAAAGAAAAAAGAAGATACTATAACAAAATTACTTGTAAATTTTTACCAACTATTTCATCAATAAGAGCCAATGATTTAAATTATGATGCAACCATTGTGGATGTTTTAGGAGATGGGAGATGTTTCTCGGCCTCTGCATATTATTTATTAGAAAGAGAAGGAAAGTGGTTCAAAGATAACAGCTTTTTCAAGTTTATTCCAGCTGAAAACCAAAAGGACTCAAATTTGTTAAATACCTGGATTCAAGAAAAAATAATTAAGCCGATTATGGACAAACGTGATAATGGAACTGAAACCGATTTGGTACAATTTGTATATTCTTATACTGTAAAAACTTATCAGGGCAAGAGAAAAGGGCTATCTACGTTTTTTAAAGTCAAAGATAGGTACTTAATTATGAAAGCGTTAGACAAACTGTTTCAGAATAAGATTGTAAAAAAACAACTAGATGAGGTGAACCTGTTTTTTGATGAAAGTGATGAACAAAATATGCACCCCGAAAAAGTTCTCGCATATGGCATTAAATTGCCTGAATTTAATAAGTTTGACGATTTAGAAGACGCTGACCTCATGAAACTGTTGGGCGTCAGAAATATTTCAGAAATAACATTTACAATTTTAAACGCAACACTATTGCAAATATGTAAGAAAATAAAAGGCAAGGATAGGTTTAATGAGTTCTATAACCCTTACATTGCTTATATAAAATCTCTGAATCAATCAGACTTCGGTAAAAACAAAAAAGACCTCCCGCCAACCCCGGTGGAAGAAAATGGGGTGTATAGTAATGTTAAAAATTGGCTCAACCAAGGTACATCCGATGAAAAAAAGAGAAAAGCCGATTCATATGAATGGACTGAGCCTGATGATGGTCCAGCACAGGTATTGGCCGATTTGTATCATACAAATGTAATAATACGGATGGAATCAGTGTTTCGAGATGTGTCTCAAGAACTGGTATTTAGTCCAAGGTCCAGCAATAACGAAAAATTTGTTGCAGAAAAGACTATTTATCTTCTTTTTAGGAACATAAATGGCGGGGCCCATTACGTTGCTCTAGTAAACCCAAAAAATTACGAGAAAACAAATAAGTCTAAAAACGGTAATATTGAAGTAGCCGAAGTTGTGCATGAGACGGTTACACCTGAGAATGTTGATGAAAATAATTGTAATGACGAGACTTTTCAAGAATTGGACCTTGGTAAACCTTTTAATATTTTTTTGTATAAAGGAAAAAACCCAAATTCGGAATTCGACGTTCACAGTAATAAAGAAAAACTACTTGAAAACATTCGTCCCAAAAAGCGTGTCATAGAGGTTAAAGACCTCGACGACACGCTAACCTCAGCCCAACTTACCGCAAATAGTATAAAAGAAGCTATTTCTATAATATCAAAAAAAACACTGAATTCAGAAAATTATTTAAAAGGGAGTTTACGAAATGGGTCAGGTAAAATTATTTGTAAAAAAGAAGATGTTGACGGGTCGAGTTATATTCTTGTAGTTGTAACAGCCGAATGTGACATCGAATATGACACTAAGTTTCAGGACTTTCTGGAAGTTTATTTTAATTATGATGGAGGACCAAATAAATCTCCATTAACTGACCCATCGAATTGGTATCGTGATATCGATGTTAACGCGGACGGAACCGTGATGGTAAATAGCATTGATAATGCTATTACTAGATTAAGAGAATTAATGCCACAACATCAACATCAAAAAATAGAAGGATTTGTAAGGACATCTTTTTTGGACCAAAATATTTGTCATTTAAAAGATGTAACCGCAAGGATGTGCCATATTCTGCTTGTTATCACTTCAATTTCAATGCCAACTAGTAAAACAGACGAGTCATTGTTGGCGTCCAACTTGTCATGGTTAAATCCATTCAATTTATTTGCTGGTGGTGGTAAAAAGTCTAACGCTGAGTATGACGTGTTGTTTGAACATGACTTTGATGTAGAAAAAAACCCCGTTGATTATTGTACCGAATTATTTGAGATGGAACCGGAACCGGTGGTAGTTGTTATGTTAGTGGAAGATTTTAACGATTTATTCGAGATGGAACCGATAAAAGATTACAACGACTTGTTTGAGATGGGTTTGTAATAAAAAATAATGAAAGTAGTTATATAAAATATATTTAAAATTAAAAATAGATTTTATATAAAGCAAGAATGAGTTCGAATAAATTACTAAAGGCATTGGACGATGACTCCAACGAATTTTTGTTCAATTATACCTCCAAAACTTTAATGGAAATGATATTAAGTATTTTAAAACAGTTGGAATTGCCCAAATCCGAAACCCTTGAATTGTTAAAAAAGTTAAAAGGCTATAAATTCGTGGACGAGATGAATGACTTAAAATATGGTACGTATTTACGGTGGATTTCGTTAGTGGATCCATCGAATATCGAGTTAAATCGAGGTGCACTCTTTTGTGAAATAAAAATAACGGACGACGGCGTTTTCATCGTGTGTAAAGGGTTTGGGTTTATTCCAAAGTACTTTCAAATAAAAATGGACGAGTGTTTGCTTTTCCAGAAGTTGACAAGTCAAGAACAAATCCTGCTTCAAGCGATTGACCATGTGACGCCGGGGTGAAAAATGTATGAATACAATAAATTGTGTTATTAAAAGTATTAACATAAATAAATAATACACAAGTCAAAAAAATGAAAGTAGTTGTGTTTGATTTAGATGAAACCTTAGGATACTTTGTAGAATTTGGTATATTTTGGGGATGTTTAAGTAGGCAACTGAGAGAAACAAGTTCTGTAAAATTAACGCAAGACGATTTCAATCGCATTTTGGATTTGTATCCAGAGTTTTTAAGACCAAACATATATAATATTTTAAATTACTTAAAGACAAAAAAAATAAATGGGTCTTGTGAGAAGGTGATGATATACACCAATAATCAAGGCCCAAAGAGTTGGGCTCATCAGGTGATTCATTATTTTGAGTCGAAATTAAAATACAATTTATTTGACCAAATAGTGTGTGCGTTTAAGGTAAATGGTAAAAGAATTGAGCCCAACAGAACTAGTCATGAAAAAAGCCATAAAGATTTATTAAATTGCAGCAATACAAAAATTCCGTCCAATGCGGAGATTTGTTTTTTAGATGACAATTATTTTCCGGAAATGTCGCATGATAATGTGTATTATATTTACGTAAAACCTTATAAACACGACATTGATTATAGTGATATGATTAGTAGGTTAACAAATAGCCGAATATTAGATTACGGTTTACAGGAGGAAGAAGACCTACTCAAACGTATGCTAACTTATAATTACACTTGTATTGTGAAGGAGGATGCGGAATATGAGGAAGATAAAACAATAAGTAAGGATATATTATCGTACTTGCGTGTATTTTTTAACTTCCATCCAAAGACCAAGACCTCCAAGAAAAAGCCATCCAGGAAAGCAAACAAAACCGCCAAAAGATATTAAGTATTTTAAAATTATTGGATTTCTTTTTGATTTCTCTCTTCTTTTGTTTGGAAAAGAGAACAAATAAGTTTGGAATTTCAAAACGATTCCATTAACATTTTAAGATTATTAGAATATATTAGAGAGAAACGAAAAGGATTCCAAAGAATTAAAAAAATTAATTGGTTATGTTTCTGTTTCTCTCTTCTTTTATTTGGAAAAGACAATTAATTATAAGCTTTACTAATTAAAATATAACGACTGGTTTCCAAAACTACTTTCTAAAGTACTTAGGCGGCCCAAAATGTCTTCTTTTTTTTGGGTTGTTTTGGCTATTAAATCGTGGGTATAAACACTCATGATTTTGGTGGTTAGCGTTGTTGCTAGAACAAAGAATCCTGCACTGAATGCTATTTTTTGGTCTAAATTAGAGAAGTGAATTTGGTTGTATGGGTTAAACCGTATTATTAAAAAAGCAGATATGAAAACCTTAATTAAAAAGTCAAAAAAAGATAACCATTTAGGAGCCTGAGTGGATAAGCCAAACGCGATACCAAAATAAAGCATATAAATAATAATCCAAATAATATCAAAGGTTTTATCCAATACATGGTAAAAATGTGTATTCATTTTGTATGTTATAGGTTATATAGTATAATATACGAATAAAATTGTTGGAATCATTGTTTCTCTCTAAATTTTAAATATGAAAAAGCATTAAAAAGTTATATAATTAATTACTTAAAATATAAAAAATATCTAGTATTATAA